TGGTGAACCTAGATTTCTACAGCCTAGAGCGAATAGAAGAAATGGTATCAGAATTTGACCGAGCCAGAAAGGCTCACATCTTCTTACCAAATCTCAACAACTGTAAGATTTGTGACCTAACAGACAAATGTAAATGGTTCAAAAAGGAGGACTAATGTCAGAGAAAACATATGTAATTAATGTGAAGACCAAACTTGGAACAATCTTCACCGTCAGGGCAGATACTGCCGAGGAACTAGATGCCAACATCGCAAGTGTTATCGCACTTGATTTGGCTGGCTCTGTTGCTGGGCTAGAGGAAATCATTACTGGCATCAAGCCAGTAGCACAAGACCCTATCGCTATCCTAAAGGATAGCCTAGGAGCAACAGTAATTAACGACACAGCAAACGATGGCTTCGCTCCTGTGGCTCCGCCACAAACAACTGCTGGCTCTGTGGGCACACGAATGTGTAACCATGGACCTATGATAGGTCGTAAAGGCAACGGTCAAAAGGGTGAATGGAAGGGCTTGTTCTGTCCAACACCTAAGGGTACTGCTGGACAATGTGAACCTGTCTGGTTGAATCGTTCAATGCCTGAGTGGGCTACTGTCTAAGGAGACACATGAAAACACTAACAAGGTCTGTAGGTAGACCTGAAATCGGTGGAGAACCGTTGCCAAGTGTTTTTCGTACCTTTGAAAATAACCAAGTGACCTTGCGTCGTTCCGAACTCTCCATGATTGCTGGAGAGCCAGGAGCGGGCAAGTCCACCTTGGCATTAGCAATGGCTCTACGAATGCGTGTACCAACCCTGTATCTGTCCGCAGATACCAACGCACACACAATGGCGATGCGACTTTATTCAATGCTAACAGGTGAGTCACAGTCAGAAGCAGAAAAGATTATAGCCAATGACCCAGAAGGGGCTAAACAAAAGTTAGCCCTAGCAAATCACATCTATTGGTCTTTCGATTCATCACCCAACTTGGGTGATTTAGATGACGAAGTAACTGCCATAGAGGAAATGCTGGGTCGTCCACCAGAACTAATTGTCGTGGACAACCTTATGGATGTGGCTATGGATGGTGGAGAAGAGTTCAGTGGTATGCGTGGAGCGATGAAAGAACTAAAGTTCTTGGCTCGTGACACCAACGCTGCAGTTCTCGTACTCCATCATACTAAGGAGTCTTACAACTCTGACCCTTGTCCACCTCGTGCCGCTGTACAGGGCATGGTGAACCAGTTACCAGCACTCATCTTGACTGTAGGTCAACAGACCGGACTAATGGGTGTTGCTTCTGTAAAGAACCGTTACGGTAAGGCTGACCCTGGTGGTAACTCACCTGTGTGGCTAAACTTTAATCCAGAGTACATGTATTTGGCTGATTTGGAGGAGGTTCGTTGAAGTTGGGACTATTCACATTAGCCCTATGTATTGGTGTAGTAATCGTAATTCTTTTTGAGGAAGGTGTTTGGTAATCTGTAATCAAACAGAAGACATGATTGAGTTTACAAAAATTCTAAAAGAGAAGTTGGAAGTAGATGAGCAGAAGTAAAGACATTCTTTATCCAAAAGGAAATAATGATGAATGCTATACACCAGCAAATGGTGTGAAGCCAATTCTAGAATTTATTCCTAAAGATAAAATTGTCTGGTGTCCTTTTGATAACGAAAAAAGCGAATTTGTAAAACAGATTTCAAAAACAAATAAAGTAATCTATAGCCATATTTCTATTGGTCAAGATTTCCTTAACTTTGAACCTGAATTTCAATGGGATATGATAGTATCTAATCCACCGTTTACTAACAAAAGGGCGTACTTTGAACGAGCATTATCTTTCAATAAACCATTTGCTTTGATTATGTCTAATACCTGGCTAAATGATTCAGCACCAAAGAAACTATTTAAGGAAAAGGAATTGCAACTTCTTATGTTTGACAAGCGCATGAAGTTCAATAGTCCAGATGGAAGGGCTAATAATAAAATTACTTTTTCTAGTAGTTACTATTGCTGGAATTTTTTACCAAAGCAAATAGTTATACGAGAACTTGAGGACATAAATGAGTAAAGCCAAACAGAAAGGCACTGCTGCAGAAACAGCAGTAGTCAACTGGTTACAATCGAAAGGCAGGAAACATGTTGAAAGACGAAGCCTTAACGGCTCTAGTGATAGGGGTGACATTGCTGGCATACCTTGCGTTGTTATGGAAGTAAAAAACTGTGAACGCATGGAGTTGTCTAAATGGCTCAAAGAACTAGAAGTAGAAATCCATAACGATAAAGCAGAGACTGGTGTTGTAGTACACAAGAAGAAAGGCACAACAAATGTTGGCGAATGGTATGCTACATTACCTGTATCATTATGGTACACTCTATTGGAACAGGCAGGTTATTAAGGAGTGATAGATGAGCGAAAAACACAGTATTGTAGCAATCATAGAAAACTACGGAGGCGACGTTGGTTCAGAAAGAATAGGGTGGTACAAGATAAAATGCCCATTTCACGACGATACCCATGCTTCTGCGACAGTGAATCTGGAATACCAAGCATTCAACTGTTTTGGTTGCGGCATTAAAGGCGACACTTACAAAATAATAATGGAACAGGAAGGAGTCGAATATCATGAGGCTTACACCATCGCAGAGAGAATCGTTAGAGAAAGCGGTAGGACATTACCAGCAGTCAATAGGTCTAGCAGAAGAGTATCTGGCAAGTCGGGGATTATCTCTAACAGACGCGGGTACAGTCCGCCTAGGCTACGTAGCAGAACCGCTACCGGGTCATGAACAATTCACTGGAAGGCTATCGATACCTTACATCACACCATCAGGTGTGGTAGATATTCGATTCCGTTCAGTTGGACCACAAGAACCAAAGTACATGGGAATGCCAGGTACACAAACAAGGTTATACAATGTGAACGCATTGTTGACAGCAGAAAACTATATAGCAGTAACAGAAGGAGAAATAGATGCAATTACACTCAATTATAAATGCGGTATCCCAGCGGTTGGCGTACCTGGTGCGAACAACTGGAAAAGGCATTACAGTCGTTTACTTCAAGATTTTGAAAAAGTCTTCATCTTCGCCGACGGTGACCAGCCCGGTCAAGACTTCGCCAAAAAAGTCTCCCAAGAAGTCAACGGAGTAACAGTTATCAACATGCCTGAAGGGCATGATGTGAACTCAACCTATTTATTAAACGGTGCAGAGTATTTTCTGCAGAAAGTAGCGTAGTATGTCAAGCATTAAGAATCTTTTTTGGGATGAATTCTTTGAAGAATACAATAGCAATGGTGAAAAAGTTACAGACAAAAAACTGTGGCTAGAAATCGATGAACCTTTATGGTTCAAAGCAAGTGGCACAAAGGCAGTGGATGGAAAACAAGGAGACACTAGAAATAGCAGTACGGTTGATAAGCAATCTGGGAATGAATGTGATTGCTGTGACGACAGACCAACAACAAAACCTACTACTGACAGTACTAGTTCCCACACTATAGACTCATTCTACTGGAACGTTAACGATGTTGCAGATGAAGCAGTTGAAGTGCTCCTCAAAAAGCACGATGATTATGGTCCATCTAATATTGCTGATGCTCCTGGTGGACCAATCAATGGTCTGGCAGTGCGTTTACATGACAAGGTAGCACGGTTGTCTAATCTAGCCAAAACAGGTAATGACCCTAAGAATGAATCAATCTATGATACATTTTTGGATATTGCTAACTATGGACTTATTGGCATGTTAGTGTTACAAGGCAAATGGGATACAGGTAACTAGATGAAAACTATAGTTGTAATACCAGACATGCAGATACCATACCATGACCCTCGTGCGGTTAATGCTGTTATGAACTTTGTAGCAGACTATCAACCAGATGAGTTGTTCTGTGTAGGTGATGAGGCTGACAGTCCAGAACCATCCCGTTGGAATAAAGGCTTGGCTGGGGAGTTCGAAGGAACTCTCCAGAAAGGTTTGGATAAGACAACTAAAATTATGGTTGGCTTCAAAGAAGCCCTAGGTGATAAACCATTCCACACTATTAGGAGTAATCATGGCGATAGAATCCAAAACTACGTATCTCGATACGCGCCAGCGTTGGCGAGTCTGCGTGATTTGGAATACAGTAAGTTGCTTCGGTATGCTGAAAATGAAATCACGTATCACAATAAATTCTATGCCTTCGCCCCTGGATGGGTACTCGCGCACGGTGACGAAGGTAGAGCCAACAAGCAACCTGGTGGCACGGCTCTTACCCTTGCTAAACAAATTGGGTCTTC